CGCGTCGGGGGACGTCCGATCGTTCACACGCAGGCCGAGGAGAAGCGCAGGGCCGACATCATGGCCAGGTGGTTTCGAGTGTTTCGGGGCGAGCTCGGATACTCGCTCCAGCATGCCCTCGATGAGGTTCCTCGCGCACTTCGCGCCGAGATCGACGGGCTGCCCTACCGGCCGCCGCCCAGCGGGAAGCTGTGGACGCCGGCCACTGCCGAAGGAGTCCAAGCATGATCACGAAGAAGCTCGAGGAGACCATCCGGCGCATGAACGTCCTCGTCGGCAAGAGCGTGGCAGGCACGCTCACCGACGCAGAGCGTGGCGAGATGGCCAAGCTGCAGAAGTCCGTCGAGGCCGCAACGACTCCGCCCCCGGTGGCGAAGACGAGGCCAGCGACGATGACCGTGGAGGAGTTCACGAAGCACATCGACGCGGAGCTCGCGGAGATGGAGAAGGCGCCCGACGAGGAGCGGCTGGCTCTGCTTCAGGCGAACATCGAGGCCGTGAAGGTGCAAGGGAAGACCGCGCCAACCGACGTGGTGGCAGTGCTCGTGCGCGTGCAGTCCGAGAAGGCCGACGACTGCGCGACCCAGGTCGCGGCGTTGCAGGCGCAGGTCGCGGACTTGACCGCGCGGCTCGAGATGCAGGAGAAGAAGGCGACCGTAAAGACCGAGGAGGCGCCCGCGGCGCCGCCGGCCGACGACACGCCGATCGCCAAGCTCGTGAAAGAAGGCGTCTCGGCGCAGATCGCGCTCGAGGCCCTGGACGCGTTGATCTCCAAGGTCAACTCGGTGAAGGACCTCGTCGCCAGCGGCAACGCGACCGCCGAGTCCGTGGAGAAGACGTTCGAGGGCTGGTGGAACCTGATGGACGCGATCAGGACGCACAGCGCGATCGCAGCCGCGGCGAAGGTCCCGGCCGAGACGCCGCCTCCCGCGAAGTCCGACGACGCCGCGCCCCCGGCCCCGCCGGTCGAGAAGACCGCGGAGGAGATGGAGAAGGATCTGATGGGCGACAAGGGGTGGAGCGGAGACCTTTCCGGTCCGCGCATGAGCCCGGAGGAGATGCGCCAGCACTTCGTCAGGAAGGGCGCGGAGCGCAAGGCGAAGGAGTAGGCCATCATGGGCCTCGGCATTTTCCAAGCGGGCGAGAGCCCGCCCTTCTTGCAGAAGGATGATCTGTCCTTCGTCGAGGAGGTACACGCAGAGGTCGCAGCGATACTCGGCACGAAGCTCGCCCGCACGCCGCAGTCCAAGGGCACGGCGTGCAAGCGGATCGGCCAGGTCTCCATCTCCGTCGAGAAGATCGACGACGCCGGATCGTACGTTGTGACAGGCTCCAAGGAAGAGGCGGAGAAGCCCGCTGGCGGGCCGAAGCCAGATCAGGAGTCGGGCTCCTGGGTGATCCAGTCGCTCATTTTCGACAAGGACAAGTTCACCGCCGAGGAAGCGTCGAAGTGGATCGCCGACCACGAAGGGTTCGGCAACCACGGCGTCGATGAGACGGGGCAGTCGTACCGGTACCGCCAGTACGACCCGGCCGCGTTCTCGACGATGCGCACGAAGCCGCTCACCGACGGCGTAACAGCCGTGATGGGCAGGGTGAAGTCCGCAGACGAGGAGAAGGTCGACGGCGCGGCGCTGCTCGCCGCCGAGATCGAAGCGATCGAAGCGGTGCGCGTCCTGAACAAGGGCATCGTGCGTCGAGGTCTCAGGGTCGTCGGCCGCAGCTCAGTGGCGAAGGCAGAAGCAGCCGAGGAGCGGTTCGTGCTCGGCATCGTCCTCGAGCCCACAGACGGCGGCGACGGCAGCGTGCTCAAGCCCGACACGCAAGGCGACATCTACTCGGCCGACGAGATCCGCAAGGCGTGCCACGCCTGGATGGAGCGGTACGGCCTGGTCGACCTTCAGCACTCGTGGCGTGCGCTCGGCAAGGAAGACGTCCGCGTCCTCGAGAACTACGTGGCGCCAGCGGCCTTCGACATCGGTGAGGGAGATGACGCGTACCACGTGCAGAAGGGCACATGGCTTCTGGCGTGTCGCGTCGCCAACGACGAGATCTGGGAGGGCGTGAAGGCAGGGAAGATCGGCGCATACAGCATCGGCGGCGAGGCGACTCGCGTCCCTGTCGAGCCGGCACCGGAGGCAACGCCATGACGAAGAAGATCAGGTTGGTCAAGGCAGCGGCCCCGCCAGACCCAGAGGTCACCAGGCTCGAGGAGCTCGAGGTGAAGTTCGTCAGCCTGGTCCCGAAAGGGGCAAACCGCCAGGAGCGGTGGCTGGTGGTAAAGGCAGACGGCCACGACGTGGTCCCGGTCGAAGACGCAGAGAAGGCGTCCCCGGCAGACGGCACCGGCGTCGAAGACAAGCTGCTCCAAGGAGACCCCAAGGAGCAGCCAGGCTCGAAAGAAGCGGAAGGTCAGCCCGCGCCACAAGCGGGCGGCGAAGGGAACGGCACAGGGACGGCGACACCCGATTTCGCCACCCGGCTCGCAGCAGCCGCCGACAGGGTGAGTGCTTTGCGGATCGACGCAGCGCTCGCCGCCCAGAATGCCGCCCCGGCCGCAGGGACGCAACCGCCAGAAGCGAAGGCGCAGGTCGGGAAGGAAGACGGCGAGGCGCCAGCCGTCGAAGAGATCGAGGCCAAGCTGGCCACGGTCAAGAGGGAGCTCGCCAACGCCCTGGCCGAGACGGTCACGATGAAGGCGACGCTCAAGGACGCAGAGGTGAAGATGCAGTCCCAGCTCACGGCGCAAAGAGCAGAGGTCTCGCGCCTGAAAGCGGCAATCGGCACGACGACGGTCATCCCAACCGGCGAGGTGACGAAAGGCGCATCCGAGCCGAACCAAACCGAAAAACCGAAGGACGACCCGTCCTTCTGGGCCGGCGATATCTCGAAGAGAGTCGCCAACGAGGAGAGAACGAAATGACGACCCCGAACAGAACCCTCATGCAGAAGGCAGACATGGCCGTGTCCGACCTGATCTCGGACGGCGGGTACCTGCCCAACGAGAGGGCGCAGGAGTTCATCCGCAACCTGATCAAGGCGTCGGTCGTGCTGAAGACCATCCAGGTCGTGGGCACGAAGAGCCACACGAAGGTGCTCGACAAGGTCGGCTTCACGGGCCGGATCCTGAAGCCGGGCACGAGCGGATCCGCGCTGCCCGTGGGCGACCGGAGCAAGCCGACGACCGGGACCGTGACGCTGACGACCAAGCTCATGAAGGGCGAGGTCAGGCTGAACGACGAGGTGCTCGAGGACAACATCGAGAACGGCACGTTCAAGACGACCGTGCTCCAGATGATGGAGGAGCAGTGCGCGTACGACATGGACGAGCTCGCCGTGAACGGCGACACGGCGTCCCCCGACGCGTACCTGGCGCTGCTCGACGGCATGCTCAAGCTGGCCGTGAGCCACCCGGTGAACGCAGGCGACAACGTGCTCGCGAAGTCGTACCTGAAGACCGCGACGAAGACCATGCCGTCGAAGTACCGCCGGAACAAGGCGAACTTCGTCTTCATGACGAGCGAGCAGGTGGAGATCGACTACCGGGATTACCTGTCCGACAGGGTCGGCACCCTCGCGGACAGCATGATCACCGGCGACATCCCGCTGCGCTACAACAACGTCCCGATACAGGGCGTGCCCGCGTTCCCCGACAACATCGGCACGGGCTCGCACTGCACGAAGGTGCTCTACTTCGACCCGAAGGTGGCCGTGTGGGGCATCTGGCGGAAGATCATGATCGAGACCGGCCGCGACATCAGCTCGGGCGAGTGGATGATGGTCGCGACGGTGCGGGCCGGGTTCCAGTACCAGGAGGAGGACGCAGTCGTCGAGATCAACAACGTCAAGACGAACACCTGATAGGTGCGCGTCGAGAGCGAGTGACGGCAGGGCCGTGACGAGAGCGGCCCGCCACTAAAAGAAAACCGTAACGGCGCCCAAGGCGCCTGGGAAAGAAGAGAGGTTCGAACATGGCACTCGGAACGATCACCGTCGCGGTGCAGGGCGGCGACAAGCCGTCGACCCCGATGTACAACCAGATCCTGAACTTCGCCGGGGACGCGGACTACCCGACCGGCGGGACGCCCGGGTTCGAGGCGCTGGTGCGGGCGAAGACCGGCAAGGCGAGCATCGACATCGTCGGCGCGACCGACCTCACGTGCGACGCGACGCACAAGCTCGAGTACTGCCGGGCGACCGACAAGCTCATGGCGTTCGTGCGGGCGACCGGCGTCGAGGCCGCGGCCCACGTGGACATGCACGGGGTGACGTTCACGCTGAACGTCGTCTCGATCTGACAGACAGAACCGGAGAGGCCGGGGGCTTCGGCCCCGGCTTCCTCCACAGGCCAGGCAGAGGAGGAACGATGCTGACCTTCGTGAGGATGCGTGAGAGGAACGTCCGCCTGAAGCGATTCATGCGCGACTACGGCTCGGCCAGGGGCACGATCTACCGATCACCGGAGAACGGGTTGCCCGGCGAGGTCGTTCCGATCACCGACGAAGCCGAGATCGCAGAGCTCGAGGCCATCGAGCAGTTCGAGATCATCCGGGTCGAGAACGACGACGAGCTTCGCGCCAGGCTGCGTGGCGAGGTCGAGACCAGGATCCGATCCGGCGAGATGCCGATCGCCTCGACGGTGCGTGAGGGAAAAGAAGCCGAGCCCGAGCCCGACGTGGCGCGGCGCGTGGCCGACAATTTCCTTCCGCCAGAGGCGACCGAGGAGGCAGCACCAGCGGCAGAGGACGCGCCGGCTCCGAAGCGGCGTGGCGGCAGGCAGGCGAAGCAGTAGGCTTCGGGAGGACCAGGATGGAAGGCCAGGCAGCAGAGGCGCGGCCCATGCCGCGGCTACAGAAGACCGCGAATCTCGCCTTCGCGGGATACGCCCTGATGAGAGGGCTGAGGATCGTGAAGGCGGAGTCGCACAAGGAGACGCGCGGGATGGAGTACCTGTTCGTATTCGAAGACGCCGACGATCAGTGGGGGAACCTGCTGCTCGAGTTCGCCAACAGTGAGGCGCAGCGTCACGACCAGGCGGTCCGTCAACTGAAGCAACTGTGCAAGCGCGGCGGGGTCTGACCCAAGTCGCGTAGAGGAGTCTGGCAATGCCTATCGTGGTCATCGACAGGGACTATTTCAGCGGCGGCAGGAACTTCGTCGAGGATCCGGACGCGAAGCGCGAGCTCGCCGACCTGATCATCGAGCTGCAGACCGTCGTGAACGCGCTGCCCCCGCCCCCGCCCGGTCCGACAGGGCCGGCAGGTCCTGCGGGGCCCA